TCACGGCGGAGGTTGCGGGGCGTGGTGATATTCTGGTTGCGGATAAGAAGTTGGTGCGGTATGTTTCGGACGTAACCAGTTTGGTGTTGGAGCATGAGCCGGGGCTAGTAGTGATTGATGGCGGGTATCGGTTTCTCTCTAAAAAACGAGGGGACGATTGGGAGTCATCGAAACAAATTATCGGGGAGTTGCAGACGACGGCAGAAACAACGGGCATACCTTGGATTGTGACGACGCAGCAGGGGGACGTAACGAAACAAACTCGGATGGATAACCAGGAGCGAGCCCTCAAAGTCAAGTACGCGAAGGAGTGGACGATCAATCCGGACGTGGTTATCGAAATGTTTCAAGATGAGGACATGCGGTTGTTGAGTCAGATGGAATGGAAATTGTTGAAAGAACGGGAGTCGAAAGGGGAACCGGGGAAAGCGTAGGACTTCCGAACGGTTTGGGATTTGACTCGGATGAATTTTGAGGAGATGTTGTCGGCGGATGATTTTGCCGATAGCAGCAGTATGACGGTGACGTACTAATGCTGAGTGCAATAAAAACTTGGGGAGACGCGGGCCAGCAGGATGATGCGGTTCCTGATCCTCGTAAGTTGAGGCTAGGTCCGAGCGATTGCCTGATAATCCGGGTGCCGAAAATATCGACACAGCTTCGCATTGAGCAGATTCGCAACTCGTTTCAGGACTTGCGTAAGCGAATGGGGTGGAAGGGGGAGATTATGATAGTACATGATGACATAGACATGGAGGTTTTGTCGCATGACGAAACCAAGCGAGTATCTGACGGAACAGTTAGGGCTGCCGCGACAATCTCTAAAGCCGTCCAAGCCTCAGGGGTCTCTTTCGCTGCCGCAACCCAAGCCGTCGCAAGTGCAGCCCGAGCGTTTGGGAACGCTGGGGTCTCTGTTAAACGGTTCAATGAAGCCCTCCGAGCCCAGCAACTTGCCGACGCCTTCCGAGAGACTGGGGACGTTGGGGCAGATGATGACTGCGGAGACCCCGGAGACTTCGGAGACTGGGACGCAAGCGAAGCCATCGGAGCAGTTGTTCGGGCTCATTCATACGGCGGAGCAAAAGAAGAAGGAGGAGCATGACCGTCTTCATGCACCCAGTACAGGTCCGCGTGTACGCTTGTTCTCTCGGGCGGAGGAGCGTGTTAAGTTTTATCGGGAATCACCCCCGATAGGATCGTGGGATATGGAGGTAATGAGGAGATTGATTCTCCAGTATCGGGATGCTCCGGTAAGTCATCCGTATATGCGGGGATTGGTTGACTATAAGAAAGGAGTACCTGAAACGCCAGTGCCATTCAAGGAGGGATCATGGCAGTATTGGAATTGGTATGCGGGTTGGCACCAAAGTCGAAGGGATTCGGGTGATCTGGAGGAAGGGGACGTGGTATGAAGTTACAGGACCTCACGCTTATTTTAGTTAAGCTGGGGGTCGATGGTCGGTATCTGAATCCGACTAGCCCTAATCAATTGCTAGTGCCGTGCCCGCTAGCGAAATGGACTCATAAGAAGAAGACTGACTCGCATCCTTCTTGCAGTATTCGTTTCGGAGACCCAGAGCGGTCTACGTTATTCAACTGCTTCTCTTGTCACGAGTCGGGCAAGCTGTGGGATTTGGTGCATACGGTTGGGCAGTTCGCGAATAATCAGGAGTTGGTTGAACTTGGCCTACAATTGATTGATTCTGATGAGCCTACGTTACTGGCTAGGCTTGAACATGCAACGCAATCGTTGGACGAGTGGGTGAGGGTGCCGAAGCGGGAGACGTTGCGGGTTCTCTATGAAACTGTGCTCGAAAATTATCCGCCAGCGTGGAGCATTCGGCGGGCTCAGACTTATCTGATATGGAGACGGGTTACGTCAAGTATGGCTGACTTTTGGCAGCTTCGCTGGCACGCTCCTCATAGTCGGGTGATGTTTCCGGTACGTGATCGGCAGGGTCGATTAGTGGGAGCGGTGGGACGGGCGGTATTCGCAGAAACGCAGCCGAAGTATTACAACTTTTTTGGATTCGAGACGGGGCTGACGTTGGGCGGGCTGCACCAGATTACAGGGCAGCGTCGAGTTGCGGTAGTGGAGGGATTCCATGACTTAATGAATTGCTGGTATTGGAATCAAGTGGCAGGTATTGATACTGTTTGTACGTTCACGTCTAAAACATCAGACGTGCAGTCGTCTCAGCTTCAGCGGTTGGACGCTGGAATTATGTATATGTACGATCAAGACGAAGCGGGGGAGAAAGGATGGATGGAAGCACGGAAAAAGTTAGACCCTGTTGTAACGGGTTTGCGGCGTGTTCGCTGGAGGGAAAAACATCTTGACGTAGGAGACATGGATGAGTTACAATACGGGTCGATCCTACGGGATTTATAGGCCAATGAGCCTCAGGTTACGGTCGAAATGACCACAGCATTTTTACGAAAGGATGATGGTATGAGTACCGATGGTGGCGGGGAAACCCCCGCGTATGTTCAGACCCCCGAGCAAGCGGCGGCACAGCCTGCCCCGGCTCCTCAACCGGCAGCCCCGCCAGCACAGGCCCCGGCTCCGGTTGCTCCCGAAGCAGCGGCCCCGGCTCCAGCCCCGCCCGCTCAACCGGCTGCCCCTGCCGCCCCGGCAGAACCCGCTCCGGTTCCCGCTCCATGGCAACAGCCTGCGGCACCGGCTCCAGCACCCGCTCAGGCTGCTCAGCCGCCCGCTCAGGCCGCTCCTGCCCCTGCCCCGGTCCAAACCCCGGTCCCAGCGGTGGCTCCTCAGCAAGCCCCTGTGGCTCCTCAGCCCGCTCCGGCTCCAGCCGCCCCGGCACCCGCTCCAGCCGCCCCGGCTGCCGCCCCAGCGGCGGGAGTGCCCGGTTTTATTCAGGGTACGGGGGTTGGTTCGGACATGGACGACCCCAATAGGCAGGCGGGTAGCTCGCAGGCGGGTAAACGTCTGTGGCTTCCGAAGGGAGCGAAAAAGTCGATTATCTTTTTGAGCGAGGGGACGGGTCCTCTGCCGTATGGCCCGCCCGTGATTTATGAACATCAGCCGCCTATCGGGCAGGGTAAGCGACGGTGGTTGAATTGGTTCCCGTGTTTGGAGCCATTGGGTGTCCCGTGTCCGTTGTGCCAGTGGGCGGATTCTCACGACAGATCGGGGGCGAGATACAAGGGGATGTTCTTTACGGTGGTCGATCTGACTCAGTGGGTCGATCAGCAAGGTAAACAGCACACGATGACCAAGAAGCTCTTGGTTGCAAAACGCGACACGAAGGAGAAGATTGAACGGAAGTACATGAGTCGCGTGGAAGCGGGCGGCGGTTTACGTGGTGCTATGTTTACTACGTTTCGCGGAAGTTCTGACAAGTCGGCGGCAGTGGGGGATGATTTCGAGTTCATCCAAATGTGCGACTTGAGCCAGTTGCCCCCGGAAATGCAGGAGCCGTTCGACGTGGCGGAAGAACTTGGCTTGAACAACCCGGAACAAGTCAAGGCTGACATTGCGGCAGCGATTGAACGGATGAAGGTTGAGGCGGGTGAGTTCACTCAACCGGCTGGACAACAGCCTCCCCCGCAAGGTGCGGGTCAGTCTGTTGCGTACTAACCAGGATGGTGCCCCGCCCGACTCCAATCGATTGGAGCCGGGCGGGCTTGATTTGGATTTGGATATGAGCAGATCAGCCGATTTTATTCAACAAGCGTTAGCGGTGGGTTCGTTCTCGTTTGACGTAGAACACGAGCCCCACTTGAACTTGTACGATGATAATTTTGAGTTGCTTGGGGTAGGATTCGGCACGAAGGATATGGTGTTCTTCGAGCGGGATATGGGGGAAGTCAAGACGATCATCGATGCGTTGTTTCCGACTCCCACGGAAGCAATCGCATATTTCGGTAAGTACGATCTTCGAGCTTTGACTTCGATAGGTCTGACGGATACATACAGGTATCCGAAAAACTTCTGCGACCCTATGGTCGAGGTCAACTTGCTGGACGAAAATCGGCAGCCGGGCGAGATGGGCCTAAAGGTAGTTATCTATGACCAATACGGCTACCAGATGGAGACCTATCAGCAGGCTATTGCCCATGGGGGTACGAGTGCGGCGTTCGACAAGTATGCGTGCGATGATGCTCGGTGGGAATGGCAGTTGCACACGGACCTAAAGTCGCAGTTGGTAGATCAGGACTTGTGGCGATTGTTTACAAAAATCCTTATGCCCATGAGTCTTCTGGCGGCAGATATGGAGTGGACGGGGGTGCTGTGGGACATTCCGGGGGCGAAACGATTGTTGAGGGGTTTCCAGGAATTTCGTCGGGACATTAAGGCAGAAATACTCAGTGAAGTGGGGGACTTGAATCTTGATAGCGGGGACCAAGTAGCGAAGCGATTGTTTGATGAGTTGGGGTATTCGACGCGGGGTATTGAAATGACCCCCTCAGGCAAACGCTACAGTACCGACGCGAAAGCGATGGAGAAGTTGCGGAAACGCTATCCGGTATGTGAGAAGATCGTTCGGTATCGGACAGCCAACAAGATGATTTCGACTTATGTGGAGCCGCTTACTCGGATGGCTCTTGAAGATAGAAATGGGCGAGTGCATCCTACGATTCACTTGACCAGCACGACGGGCCGAAGTCGGATGGAGAAACCGAACTTTCAGAACATTCCGGCATGGTTGGATAAGTCGTTTGCTCACCTGAATTTGAGAAAGAATATCGTTGCGGCTCCGGGATGGAAGTTGATCGTTGCGGACTTGTCTCAGATTGAGTTGCGGCTATGCGGGCACGTTACGCAAGACCCAGAATTTTTGCGGGCATATCGTCAGTGGCAGTGTACGTCTTGTGGGGCGACGGGGATGGAGAACCAGCAGATATTGCACGTCTGTCCTGAATGTGGGTGCGTGGAGAACGAGGGTATTCTGAAAGACCCACAGGGAGTGGAGGGTTTCTGGCACGGGCTCGATCTTCACCAGATGACGACGGATGCTGTCACTGCTTTGGGAGGAAGTCGGCAGCACGGTAAGACTTGCAACTTTGCTTTGATTTACATGGCGTCTGCAATGCGTTTACACTTTGAGTATCCGCAGTTTTCAATCCGCCAGTGGGAAGAAATCATCTATCAATACTTTGCTAAGTATCAAGGGGTGCGACGATGGCATATTCGGATGGAGCAGTTGCTTTATAACGGGGGAACAATCACAGACATATTCGGACGGCGGCGAAGGATACCGAAGCGAGCAATCCATGCGAACGCGAAGCACGCTCTGAATATGTTCGTGAACTTTCCGGTACAGGCCCCAGCGTGCGAGTATATCGAACTTTGCATGACGCAAATTCGGGAGCAGTGTATCCAGATGGGTACATGGATGAGAGAAATCTATCAGTCCAACTTCGTACATGACGAGGGGGTGTGGGAAGTACCGGAGCATTTGGTGGACAAATATGTACCGATCATCGTAGATCGGATGGAGAATGCTGTGCGGTTCAGTGTCCCGATTCGTACTGACGTTGTTATTGCTGATCGTTGGGGAGACGCGAAGTGAGTGCGGTACTCGATAGATTGCTTTGGTTTCCCAGAAACAGCGTGTTGTCGCTCTTGCCTCATATCAAGCAGGAGTTGACTGTACGTCCGGACACTTACCGGGGAAAGGCTGCCCCGTTTTGCTTAATGGTGGAGGGGTCGGATTGGGTAGGGGTGCCGCGTGCTTGGGGAATGACTCAGAAATGGTTGCCGCACCACTTGGGAGTGGAGGACCGTACTGTACGTCCGTTCTTGAAGTGGCCAGCGTTCGTGGGTTCGTATCGAACGGGGCAACAAGAGTCGGTTGACCAGCTTGTTCATTCGTTTGAGTCGGAGAAAAAATATGGGGCGTTGCTGGAGGCCAAGACAGGAACCGGAAAAACTGTAATGGCTTTGGCTATAGCGGCTCTACTAGATACGCCGACATTGGTTGTGGTGCATAAGGAAGACTTGGCCGATCAGTGGCAGATGCTCTTGACGGGCGGGATGAAGGGAAAGATATTCGTGGACCCGCTCTTTCCTGGGGGCGAAGTCGGGCATATTCAGGGAGACAAGTGGGATTATCAGGGTAAGCACTTGACTACTGCGATGGCTCAAACGCTATACAGTCGGCAAGGGCAAGAACCTGAAGACTTCTGGCGACAGTTTGGGTTGGTGATTTATGACGAGGGGCACCGATACCCTGCACGTACTTTTGAGGCAGTGTTGGCCCGAGCCCCCGCCCGGTTTCGTATGGCCGTCTCTGCGACGTGGCGGAGACGTGATAAGTTGGAGTGTATCTGGCACTGGCACGTTGGTTCGTTGGAGCATCGAACGAAGGGGGTTCATTTGGTGGGGGAGTATGCTATCGTGCAGTGGCATACGAATGTCCAGGATCGGATGTTCTTGCAGTACCGCCGAGTTAATCATGCGTCGTATCTGACGGCGATAGCCAAGAATGCCCCGTATAACGAATGGCTTGCGGACCAGCTTATCAAGGGAGCCCAAGCGGGCCGACAAACGCTATTATGCTCTCACCGAACGGAGCAGCTTTCGGATATTCGGAAACGGATACTCAAGCAAGGGCTAGGCTTGTCTGTGGGGTATTATGCGGGACGGGTGGATAACCGGCTAATAACGAAGGACGAGCTAGAAACCACGAAAAAATGTCAGATCGTGTTGGCGACATTTGCGAAGATGGCGGAAGGCACAGATATTTCGACACTGGACACACTGATACTGGCAACCCCGGCAGCCGATGTTGAGCAAGTGGTGGGGCGAATCCAGCGACCGGAAATCGGGAAGCGTCCGCTGTTGGTGGTTGACCCAGTTTGGCAAACCCCGTACAATATACGGTTGCACTACAAACGGAAGAAAGTCTATCAGCGTTTAGGCTTTACTCCTCAACCCAAGGAGACTAAGAAATGAGTACCGAACAGCAACCCATTGGAGACCCGCCCCCGCTCTATAATCCAAATACGGGCGAGGCGGCAACTCCACCGGGCCAGCCTGTCCAATCGGTTGGACAATCTGCGGGTCCGTACACCCCGGCACAGAAGCCGGTAGATACGAATACGGAAGTTCGTAACATCGTGACGCGGCGAACGTACAAGGAGTCAGGAATCGTCAGAAATGAGGATATGACTGACGATGACTTGATTACGGTAGCACTGCCCGCAATTGGAGCCCCGTTGGCGG